ATTGTCAACTAGGTTGAGGTACACAATGTGTTTCATTTTCTTGGGGATTATATGTTAGAGAACTTATCTTCAAGTTAAAAGGGGAGAACATACAGTCCTCCCCTGTTTGGAGTTCATTCAAACTCCCAAATGGCTTGCATTATAAACCAGACTGGAAACATCCAATAGATTACACTCAGTCCCCAAAACATTCCAGAGCTGAATGCTGCAGATGGTGATACAACACCACCGGTACATATCCAGGCGGTCCACACCAGGATGAAAGGGAGCAGCAACGCTCCAACAGTAAGAATTACTTTTTTTGTCATGACTTCAAGACTTTAACACTGTTAAGGTATAAGATCATCGGTCAAGTCTATGAAGCTCCATTTATTAGAGCCTTCAAACTTGAAATTAAACTTGTAATGAGAGCCATCCTCATACTCAATGGCTGTAATTTTCTTTTGTACTCGTAACTCCAATAGCAGGATTGCTTTGATTAGATCCATGATTGTTAAGGATTTAAGGGTTTGACTGATAAAGTTTAACTAAAATGCATTAAGAAGCCAAGGCAGGAATCGAACCTACTACTCCGCAAACGTTCTACAGGCATGTGAACGGAACTTGCGTGTGTTACCATATACAACCACTTGACTTACATTATTGTATTATGTGCCGTCTTAGGTGATATTAACGTCCCAAACCTACATATAGAGGGACAATTGAGTTTTCATCATATACCTTCAGGCGTTGGTACATAACTACTTTTCCATAAGATAAAGGTTAGAAATCAATTTAAAAGGCAGGTTGACATATAACCTGTTGTTCCCTGTATGCTTACCAATATGTCTAGTGTGGCCATAGAGTCAAACGAACATCTATCCTTTCTACCTGCAGGTAGTTACCGCCTGTACCACTTGGGGTTGTTAATGAGAAATGCACCCAGTTGCAGACAATAACCAGTGACGTACAGTGCAATCCTGCTATCATCCACTAATCGGTTATTCCCGTAAGACACTTATTGCAATATCATGTGTCTGCAACTGAATGCATCATGAAGATTGTAGTAGAAAAGCCTTGTCTATGGTTCGCCAGCTTTTTTTATGTCCAAAAACTACTACAAGAGGATCAGCACCCCCAGGACTGATGATGTGTGTCATCACCATCCCAGGAGTCTGCTAAGGAAGGACGGTCATCAATGACCTGAACAAAGTTGACCTTACTGATAGCGTCAAGTTGCTCAGGACATTTAATGCCGCGGACAAGCTCAGACATATTCAGCGAGATAAAGGTGTGCTGAATATGCTCCATCCCATCATACTCATGGATCTCATAAGACGCACCATCAGGTATCTCCACAATAGTGAGATTGGCAAACCTACCAGATGCCTTATCGAGACCGAACTCAATGGCTTCATCCGCAACCAAACCACTGCGGAAGTCAAACCAAGGAGAATCACCAGTATAACATAACTCGTCATCAAACAAGTCAGGATACTTGGTACAAAGGTGTTTTTGAAACTCCTCAGAGAATCCAAATCCACCATAACAATTGTTCACTAATACTTTCCTCATAGCTATATGGGTTTAAAGGGTTAGTAATCACTTATTTATTCATCAGCAAATTGCGGTGGAGATCCAAAATGATCAATATGAACCGCTACATAGCACTCCTTCTGATTTGCAAAGAACTTTACATTTCTCGGCAAATCATCCTCAGAACACTCAAGCGTTCCGTGAATAGGTGCTGATCCAGCATAAGGTACATAATAGAATCCCACAAGTTCACGGTCAATGACATAGAAATGTTCCATTTTCCAGTATATGTTTAAGGGTTAGAGTCAAAGGAAAATGCACTTAGTTGTGATACGAGGAGCTTTTGTGGAACAGGTCAAGCTTTAGCTGATCTTGCCTGTTTGATCCACCATTTTAATTGGCAGGACTCCAATTCTGCTTTCGAGTTTTATTTGTATCACAACTGAAGTGCATTGAGTTGGAAGTTTATGTAAACGTGACCGACTTACTCAACATCGGCTGTAAACTGTCCAGGATACACCGGGACATCATGTGCATGACATTATTGTTTAGTCATGCTAGTTGCGACAAGGGAATCAACGCCTTGTACGGCTAGAGAGGATGAAACATACTTACATTGTGCAAACCATCATTTGTTCAGGTTCATGCACTTTAGTTATCTAGTGGCGCGAATTATGCACCGGAATTGGGTGTCCGAACAACGGTGAAAGAATGCAAGGAGTGTTGTTTACTCCTCACATTCAATCACTTACGTTGTCAAACTGCACTAAAAATGCTGATTAGAACTCAGCATCTTCCTTTGTCACCTTCTTAACGCTGAGTACAGCCTTGCGGACAGGTGCAGGAGCCATCGAACGTCTTACCACGGACTCACGAATGCGGAAGTCTTCGGTGTTACGTGCACGATAACCGTCCACCAATTCTTTGGTAATGCGATCACGCACCTTACCAGGTACGATACTGATCACATCACCATAACTACCCACTACATAGAACAGCGGTGTACCGTTCTCATCGACTGGACATTCCACACCAGCTTCCTCTGCACTGTCGAGACGACTTTCGGAATAAGCGGCAATCTCGTCATCGGTTCCGCTAATTACTTGGTAAACATTAACGGTGTAAACACCATTGTCACCATACTTGTCATACTGGTTAATCAATTCGCCTTTAATCATTTTGCTTTTGTTTTTTTAAGTTAGACATATATTATTAAGAGCACAATCATAGGATGCGAATAAGTCAATATAGCGAGCGCAGCGAGCGTCTACACAGGACACTCATCCACCGAACACTGGACACTATGCACGCCGTAGTCTATTCCGTCGAGTGTATTCCGGTGACAATCAACCTTTGCGGTGTTCGGTGTCCGAACAATGGATGCGTACACTATTATAGCGAACGCAGTGAGCGGAAGGATGCGAGTGAATCAGTGTAGCGAGCGATAGCGAGCGTCTTGTTTCGAGTCACAGGTGATGGACACCTGTGCTCTCCACTCCTCTCCACGAATCCGCACGGAGTGCGACTCGTGGAGTGAATGGATGGATGAACTAGAAGGCAGCGTCTTCTGGACTTACTGACTTGGGAGCAGCCGGTTTCTTCGCGTCACCTTTCTTCTCCGCGATTTGTGCACGGAGTTCGGATGCACGCCGATTCTGTTCAGTAAGCGACAGAATAGGAGTCAGACCGAAATACGGACCGTACTGCTTGGAAGTCTTGATGATTCCTCGAGCACGAAGCGAAGTCACTAATGTGGTATACACCCACACGAATGGTTCGGTTACAGTTTCCCCGAATTTGTTGGGGTAACCGTCAGCGTCGTAACCGAGAATCGGCGTAAAACTACCGTCTTCGCAGATACCGTTGTATTTCGGCTGTCTCTCCACTAACTCTAAAAAGAGCGTGTAAAGTTCATCGTTCTTGCTTATTTCGCTAAGCGGAGCGGCGAAGCCTTCATCTACCTGAGTTGAAGTCAACACTGATTTGTACAGGGTGCACATAGTATATGATATGATGCGCTATATATTATAGCGAGCGCAGCGAGCGTTATTGGATGACCGTCAGCGAACTTACTGTACTTCAGTTCGCTGACGGAGCCGTTCACGCGTTAGCGTTGCGATTGTAATCGCGCCACTGACGGTATGCATCGACCCAATTGAGTGCTATACACACCCAACCATCGATGACGAACGGTTTCTTTTCATTAGAAACGGTCGGCATAGTAGATGATATGATGTGATTACATCAGTGTAGCGAGCGCAGCGAGCGTTGTGTTGCTCTTGCTGTTGTGTCGACCGATGCTGGTTGCGCTGCTGTCGATGGAGCGATGCATGCTACGTAGTGGCATCACCTTCTTCTCTGTGTGGTTTTTTTTTTCGCTTGCGTCCTGGTTTTCAGCGACCTGGTGCGAAGCATGGGGGGTACCCCTCCGACTTTCCGCGACGGGGGGAGTTGATACTACGACCCCCACATCTTCTCTAATCCAGTAAAAACTGTATCCCGTGGGGTATCAGATGACGACTCCGTCTTGTATTTGAAAAGGGTGGACGGTGAATGATTTTTTATTTTCGTGGAGTTGGACGGTTGCACCACCTTGTGTCCATTGGTTGAGTACTCCTGTGTATCGTGGTTTGAGGTAGCAAAGACTACCGACCGCCCATGCGGAGTGGATTTCGTCAGCTAGGTTTCGTGAGCTATCTGTCTGGTTCTTATGCCAGTGTCCGAAGATGATGTTGACTCCCACGCGCATTCTTACTTGTCTTGCGATGTTTACTGTACCTGATCTCAGACCGAGTTCATGACCGTGTGCGATCCACAGGTTACCGAACTTGGATACTTTCTGTTCAGGTACGTATGTTATGTCCAGGTCTTGTAGTTGTAACAAGGTGGGTATGTCCATGCCGTATAGGTTGGCAAGCTCCTCGCAGCGACTTGTGATGTATGACTCAAGACGTTTCTCGTGGTTGCCGTCTTTCCAATAGATGGGGATGTTGGGGAACATCTTGCGTAAGGATTTGAGGAAGGCGCGACCCACGTCAATCTCGTCTTTGAGGTATCGTCCGTTGGGTGCGTGTTCAAAGCGGCTGACGTTCTCCATGTCCATGATGTCTCCGTTCAGGTAGATGCCGTCCACGTTTCGGCGCTTGAATTCAGCGAAGCATGCTTGGACTGCGAACTTGTCGTGGTACGGTAGGTGGATATCGTTGCATACCCCCAGGTTGGTCACACCTTGTATGGTGTATGGTTCGTTGATCTCGGACCAGCTGCCTGGGAAGTCTATGGTTTCACCTAGTGGATCCTCGAAGTCTGGTCCTTCAGTGAGTTCAGGTTCGAGGTTGTACACTGGTTTGCCTATCTTGACGAAGGTGTCGTATGCTGTCTCGGCGTTCTTGTTGACTATGTTTACTATGGAGTCCAGGTTCTCAGCCTCGTATGGTTCTATCTTTCCCGCGCGGCTGTGTACCACGTATTTCTCTATTGTATAGATGCTGTTCTTGATGTGAGGGTGTGCCTTTTGGAATACGACTGCCGCCTTGTATGCCACCAGTTCATTGGTCAGTCCACCAGCGTCGTTCTTTTGGATGAATTCATCTATGATGTACTTGAGTCCTTTTTTGTGTCTTACCATGGTTAGAGGATTGCGCTAAAGCGTTTGATGATGTTTTTTACTTGGCGCGGACTTAGCTTGTTTATCAGATATGTCTCATGCCAAAGCACTTGTTCCTCAGACATTTCAGGATGTATGAAGTGGAGCGCCTCATGGAGTAGGGTGCTGATGATTTCATCCCTGTAATCCAGTTCAATTTTCTCAATATCCTGGTGGCAGTAGCCTCTTGCGGATTTGAGTTTCTTGATATGGAATATGCGGGGTTTCTCCTTGAACAGTTTGTATAGCTTACGTACGAACTGATCCTTGTTTATAAGTGGTGTCTGAGCCATCTTTATATTTTAATATAAGCAATTTTCCCGTAGGTATCAAGGGATTATGCAAAAACCTTTTTTTTCTTAAATACCATAAGTTTAAATTTGTGTTTATATTTGCTGTAGTTTAAACAATAACAAATGGCTGAAGAAACAAAAGAAAAACCCACACGTGAACAACTGGTTCAGTGGTACAAGGATGAGATTGAACTCGCAGGGTTGCGCAGCGAGTTGTCCAAACAACAGCGTGATGCCGCTGTCTACGAAGCTGAGCGTATTCAGGCGATTGCTGCGATCGCACAGATGACGCAGATGCCTGATGAGTCTGAGGAATCTCCAAAGAAAAGAACTTTAAAGAAGGAGCAAAAGGACCCTGACGATGGATGTTAAGAGAGTGAATCGCAAGATCCGTTTGGATTCCTTGCACAGTTCGATAAAGTATCAGATCTTTAATGAGCTGGTGTTTCTTCGCAAGATGCCCTTGACGGATGCGGATGTGGTTTATCTTGCGTATCTTGTACAGATGGGACCCATCCCGTTGAAGGAGTTTTGCCACAAGGTGGTGGTTGAGTTGTTCGGTCATAAGATTGAAACGGACGTCAACCAGCATCCTGTGCGTGTGCAAAGTGTGCGTAACCGACTTGGTAAGTTAGCCAAGAAGGGATTGGTCACCAAGAATGGAAACGGAAAGAAGACCATTTCCGCCATGCTTCCTTGTGAGATTGTCTCCAAGGGTGATGTGTTGTTGGAATATAACTTCCTGTATATTGAAACCCAAAAGGATAAAGGATCTGTTGCCGCATCTGGCGCAGCAGTTTGATCTTTCAGAAAAGGAGATAGCCAGCGTATTGGATGCGTATTGGGATAATGTCCGTAAGACATTGAGTTCCCTTGAACACAACAGGATTTACATGAAGGGACTCGGTACCTTCTACATAAAGCCGTGGTCGATTGACAAAAAGATGAGGATCAACGACGCGGTGATAGGCAAGTACGCGGACAACCCCACTGCTGGAGGATTGCAGGTGATAGACCAGTTGTTCAAGGACAACATGAAGCTCAAGAACGTACAGGAGAAAGAGGAGGAGTTTAAAAAACAAAAGAACAAGAAGAAAAATGATAGACATAATCAAACTTTGGAAGGAGAAGGATAAGATATTTGAAGGTATTGTCAACAATATCTTTAAAAAAGCTGATGTTGAACACATTGCAGCAGAACGCATGTCCATATGCGAAACTTGTCCAGACATTGACCGTGCAGGAAGCAAATGTTTTGCGCCTGGAACCTCACCGTGTTGCGGTGTTTGCGGTTGTTCCCTCAAGTTGAAGACACGTTCTCTCTCGTCCGCCTGCGACAACGGCAGGTGGCTTGCAGTCCTCAATGAAGAGGAGGAAGCTGTACTGGATCAATATCTTGCTGAGAAAGAAGCAAAACAAAGATCCGATGAAACTGATATTCGAACCGGTGACTCACACCTACAAAACGAGCGAGAATGAGGAGTTCACAAGTGTGACCAAGCTTCTATCAATGTACAAGCAGCCGTTTGACGCACCCGTCGCAGCTGCGAAGGCATCAAGGAACATGAGAAGCAAGTGGTATGGGATGCAGCCAGACGAGATCATGAAGGTCTGGAACAAGGAGGGTGAGCGCAGCATCAATCTTGGAAACTGGTACCACGACCAGCGCGAGCGTGATCTGTTGCAGTGTGACACGATCAGTTATTCGAACAACATATTGAAGGTGCATGGATGCCTTTATGACGAAGAAGGCATGAAGACCGCACCTGACCAGAAGATCGGTGATGGTGTGTATCCCGAGTTTTTCCTTTATCTCCCAAGTGCAAGGATTGCAGGACAAAGCGACAGGATCACTGTTTCAGGTGGTAGGGTTGACATCCTGGATTACAAGACCAACAAGGAGATCAAGACGCAGGGATTCAGGAATCGTGAAGGTCTTACCCAGAAGATGCTGTATCCGCTGAATCATCTGGACGATTGCAACCTGAACCATTACACTGTGCAGCTTAGCATCTACATGTACATCATGTTGAAGCATAATCCCCTGTATTTTCCAGGTGAATTAACGCTTCAGCACATCGTATTCGAGGAGGATTACGACAAGGATCCTTTCGGATACCCTGTATATCTCAGGGACGAGGAAGGAAACTTCATCATCAAGGAAATAATCCCATACAAGGTTCCTTATCTTAAGGATGAGGTCCATACGCTTATTGAACATTTCAAAGAAACAAAAACAAAATGAAACTAAAAGGAAAAAGAGTGCTGTTGAACAGACCTGTTATTGAAAAATCCCCAATCGAGATGACTCCTGAAGTGAAGGAGAGCATTGACCGAGACAACATGAAGAAGTGGACGCATCTTGAGGTGTTCCAGATCGGTGAATCCGTCGAAGGAATCGAGGTTGGCGACATGGTGTATCTTCCAAAAGGTGCGCTTGAACGTTCCGATGTGATCGATGTCGCGGGTGAACTCAAGCTCATGGTGTCGGATTTTGACATTGCCATAGTATGGTGAGGATATTCGACATATCCAACGGAACGGTTGTTCCCAGCGAGCATTGTTACACGCTGAAGGATCTCAAAGCCGTGATGGATGCGTGTCCCGAGGATTATCTCAACGCGTATGCGTACATATTCTATATGACATGTCCCAATCCTGATCTCAATCCGTTCTTTGACGTGGTTGAAACCGATAGGGAGATGATGATCCTCAGACAACTTGATCCCAAGTTCTCAGTTGAGGATCCTGCGATCATCAAGGCTCTTGAATTGTGCAGGCAGTTGTATGAAACACCCACACTCAGGTCATACATGGGTATCAAGAAGATGCTTGACAAGCTTGCCAAATACATGGAAACCGCTCCAATTGAAGCAGGAAGGGATGGTAACATCATGGCGTTGGTGAATACAGCGTCGAAGTTTGAATCCATTCGTCAGAGTTTCAAAGGTGCGTACAAGGATTTGATGGAGGAACAGCAGTCCCAGGTGCGCGGAGGACAACAACTAGCATATGACCAGCAGTGAAACACGTGAATCATGATTGAAATTTCGGTAAGCATACCAACATATGACGCGGACAGCGGTCTGTGGTCATACACGGATTTCAATTCCAGAGAGGAATTGCTTGCTTTTGCCAAAAGCATATTCAAGGAACCTGGTCAATATGGATTTGATCACACATCTGTTTTGTTTAACGAACAAGCAAGGATGTTCAACAAAACCAGGGTTTATTGTGTAGCTCCTCCAAGGTCCAAGGATTATGTATTGTATTGGGACTTTGAAAAAGAGAAATGCCGCAAGGGTGTGATCTTCAAATCACAGGGTAAGACCTGGTACATCACCAGGGATTACTACATGTGGTTGAATTTCCTTCCCATCTACAACAAGGAAGTGGGTAAGTTCACGTTTGCCGACGTCCGCGATGCTCAGTACCACATGGCGTTGTACGAAGAGATCGCCAAGTTGAGTTACAAGCATGCTGCGATCCTCAAGAAACGTCAGATCGCATCCTCATATTTCCACGCAGCCAAGATGATCAACGGATTCTGGTTCGAAGAAGGATGGGTGAACAAGATGGCGGCGAGTCTGAAGGATTACATCAATGAAAAAGGAACCTGGCGCTTTCTGGATGAGTATAGGAACTTCCTCAATACACATACGGCATGGTATCGTCCGTGTCAACCAGACAAGACATTCAACTGGGAGCAGAAGATTGAGGTGAAACAAGGTGGTCGTAACCGCGACATAGGTCTCAAATCCGTAATGATCGGTATAACCTTGGAGAAGGATCCTACCGCAGGTGTCGGTGGACCTTGCAATTTCTTCTTCCATGAGGAGGCGGGTATCGCACCCAAGATGAATGAGACTTTGGAGTATCTGCTGCCTGCACTCAAGTCAGGTATGATATACACAGGGATGTTTGCCGTTGCAGGATCCGTGGGTGACTTGGATCAGTGTGAACCATTGAGGGATCTCATATTCAATCCTGACTCGAAGGATGTCCTTGCAGTTGGTACCAACCTGGTGAATGAGAATGGTGACTATGGTGAATGCGGATTGTTCATACCTGAACAGTGGAGCATGATACCATGCATCGATGAATACGGCAACTCGCTTGTCAAAGAGGCGTTAGAGATGATACGTGAGGAACGTATCAGATGGAAAAAGGAGCTGAAAGCGAATGATTACCAGCTCCGCATATCACAGAAACCAACCAACATTGAGGAGGCGTTTGCTTACAGGAAGTCTTCTGTCTGGCCTTTGCATCTGATAACAACCCAGCTGCGCAGGATCGAGGACAAGGAGTATTTCTGTGAAACTGTTGAACTGTCTCGGACTGAAACAGGTAAGATAGAGGCAAAACCTACAAGGAAACTTCCCATCACGGAGTTTCCGCTCTCCCCCAAGACACAGGATAAGGAGGGTGCTGTCCTGATATGGGAGCGTCCGATAGAGGACGCCCCGTTCATGACATACTTCGCATCGGTCGATCCCGTGGGAGAAGGTAAGACCACGACTTCGGATTCCTTATGCAGCATATTCATATACAAGACTCCGCTTCAGATCACCAAAAGGAAGTATGACGGAAGCATTGAGAACCATATAGAACATGACCAGATAGTCGCCTCATGGTGCGGCAGGTTCGATGATCTGAACAAGACTCATGAACGGTTGGAGATGCTCATAGAATACTATGGTGCATGGACCATTGTCGAGAGCAACATCTCGTTGTTCATACAGCACATGATATTCAAGAAGAAACAGAAGTATCTGGTGCCCAAATCACAGATCATGTTCTTGAAAGACCTTGGTTCCAACAACAATGTGTTCCAGGAATACGGTTGGAAGAACACAGGTGTGCTGTTCAAGTCGCATCTCATATCGTATGGTGTGAACTTTTGTACTGAGGAACTGGATGTGGAAACCATGGAGGATGGAACCATCGTAAAAACCAGATACGGCATAGAGCGCATCAAGGATCCCATCCTTCTGAAGGAGATGCAGCAATACAGGGAAGGTTTGAACGTCGATAGATTGGTTGCATTCTGTTCGCTGGTGGCGTTTGCAAAGGTCCAGATATCCAACAGGGGGTATGCTCACAAGGTTGAAACTGAAACAAATCCCCGCAGACCCCTTGAAAAGTCATCAAATTTGACTAAATTAAATATGAACCCGTTTCGTAATTTGGGGAAACCTGTACCAAAAACAGGTAATTCCTTCAAACGACAGGCGTTTCGTAATATAAAATGATACTATCATGGCATTAGTCATTAACGCAATGCAAGCTAAAGCGGGTGTGAAGACCGATCACACCCGCATGGGTACGCTTACCCAACCTATTCAATTCCTACCTAAGACTCAGAAGGATGGTGAGTGGGGTGCATGGAACATGGATTGGTTTGAGATGGAGGGTCTGCGTCAGATCCGCCGCAATGCTCGCAAACTTCTCAAGAATTACAAACTTGCAAACGGAATCATCGACCGTACCGACTACATAGTCGAAGAGGATAATCAATATGCGGATCTCATAGATACGCTTACCAGGGAAGATGCTTCCGCATTGGAACTGAAGTTCTATCCAATCATTCCCAATGTGGTGAATGTGATGTGTGGTGAGTTTGCAAAACGTTCTGACAAGGTCCAGTATGTGACCACCGATCCCACCAGTTTCAATGAGATGTTGGAACAGAAACGTGGAATGATTGAGAACTATCTGCTCAAACGTGCGGAGATGCAGATTGCCATGAACATGATTGAGCAAGGTGCGGATCCAGAGTCTGAAGAGTTCAAAGAAGCGCTTTCACCTGAGAAACTCAAATCACTTCCTGAGATAGAGCAGTTTTTCAAAAAGGATTACCGTTCTCTTATAGAACAATGGGCGAATCACCAGCATGAAGCTGATACTGAACGCTTTAAGATGAAGGAGTTGGAGAACCGTGCGTTCCGTGACAGTCTTATCGCAGACCGTGAGTTCTGGCATTTCAAGATGAACGAGGATGATTATGAGATAGAACTATGGAATCCTATAATAACGTTTTATCATAAGTCGCCGGATGTGAGGTATATTTCACAGGGTAACTTTGTAGGTAAGATAGAACTTCATACTGTGTCGGATATCATAGACAGGTATGGTTATTTGATGAATGATGAACAACTTAGGTCACTTGAAAACATATATCCGAAGAAAGCTGCTGGATATCCGATACAGGGTTACCAGAACGATGGTACGTACTATGACGGTACTAGGAGTCATCAGTGGAATGTCAGTTCTCCTTCTCTTGGGTTTCGTCAGTTTACTTCTGTTAATGATTATTTTCTTGCTGCAGGTGATGATGTCATTACCAGGATACTTAATGAATCGGAAGACCTCCAAGACTTCGGAACCTACCAATTGCTCAGGGTTACCACGGTCTACTGGAAGTCACAGCGAATGGTAGGTTATCTTACCAAGGTTGACCCTGAAACAGGTATGAAACTTGAGGATGTGGTCACCGAGGATTATAAGATCACCGTACCTCCCCAATACGATACCAGGGTAAACAAGAACAAGGATGAAAATACCCTTGTACAAGGTGAACACATCAAATGGATATGGATCAACCAGGTGTGGGGAGGACTTAAGATAGGACCTAACCGTCCAAGTTTCTACGGTAATGCTGACTACATGGGTATCCAACCTATTTATCTGGATATCAAGCCTGTGAAGTTCCAGTTCAAAGGTGATTTCACACTGTATGGATGCAAACTTCCTGTGGAAGGATCAGTGTTCTCTGACCGTAACTCCAGGAGTGTGTCCATGGTGGACAAGATGAAGCCTTTCCAGGTGGGTTACAATCTGGTGAACAACCAGATCTCGGACATTCTTATAGATGAGTTGGGTACTGTGATCTTATTGGATCATAACGCCCTTCCAAAACATTCAGCAGGTGAGGACTGGGGTGAGAACAACTACGCCAAAGCATACGTGGCGATGAAGAACTTCCAAATGCTGCCTTTGGATACAAGTATCGGAAACACAGGTAATGCAGTGGGATTCAATCACTACCAGATGTTGAATCTGGAACAGACCCAACGTTTGATGACCAGGATCCAGCTTGCGAATTACTTCAAGCAACAGGCTTTTGAAGTGATTGGAATCACTCCTCAGCGTCTGGGACAACAGACAGGACAGGAAACCGCCACTGGAATCGAGCAGTCGATCAACGCATCATTCTCCCAAACGGAGATGTACTTCGTACAACATAGCGAATACCTTATGCCAAGGGTCCATGAGATGCGTACTGACCTGGCTCAGTATTACCATTCCAATAATCCAAGCGTCCGCCTTTCATATATGACCTCTTTGGATGAGAAAGTCAACTTTGAAATGAACGGTACCGACCTTCTCGCGCGCGAGCTGAATGTGTTTGTGACCACTAAAGTGAATCACAAGCAGGTAATGGAACAGATCAAACAGCTTGCAATTCAGAACAATACAGCTGGAGCAAGCATCTATGATCTGGCTGAAATCGTGAAGGCTGACTCTATGAGTGAGGTTACACACGTACTCAAGAAGATCGAGCAAAAGACTGAGATGCAGCGTCAGCAGGAAATGCAGCAACAGCAGCAAATGCAACAGCAGCAGATTGAATCTGCACAGAAAATGCAGGAGGCTCAACAACGTTTTGAAGCTGAACAAAAGCAACTTGACAGACAGACTCAGATTGAGGTTGCTGAAATCAAAGGTGCTGGATATCAAGTTGGTGACCTTAACGCTAATCAACAAAGCGATTATTTGGATTCATTGGAATACCTTGATAAGAAACGTCAAGCTGATGAGACAATCGGTTTGAAACGTGAGCAAGAGGTCAACAAAAACAATCGTGAGGCACAAGCTTTGAACGTAAAACGTCAGGAAATAAACGCTCGCAAAGAGATTGCAGACAAGCAATTACAGGTTGCGAAAGAGAATAAAAACAAGTACGACAACAAGTCAAAAAAATAATAGTGATATAATGCTTTTATTTTTAAACTGAGTCCCACTTTATAACTCTCAAAAGTTTAAAATTGCGTATATTATAGTAGGAAGATAATCAAAACCAACCATATATGACTTCCAATGAAAACAATGCCCCAGACATTAATCTGGACGAGTTCTTACCAATGCCAGGTGCGGCAGATATTCTGACCGGAACCGAGGCGGAATCAGAAAAATCAAATACAGTATTTTCCAAACCATCACCTTTCAACACCGAGTTCCTTGAAAAGAAGGAAGAAAAGAAAGAAGGAGATACTGAAAAAAGTGAGGAAAAGCCTGTCGATCTAGAGGCTATGAAAGAGGTCATTGATGATCTCGTAGGCATTGAAGACGACACCAAAGGGACTCCTGGAAGACCCAAGATTGATAAATCGGGTCTTGTGGATACCTTCTCCAAGCTCATTGACGAGGGACTTCTTGTTCCTTTCGATGATGACAAACCGATGGATGATTATTCCATGAAGGACTGGAAGGAATTGCTTGAAGCAAACTTCGAGGACAGGGAGAACAAGGTTAGAGAACAGGTTCCTCAATCGTTCTTTGAAGCATTACCTGAAGAACTCAAGTATGCTTATATGTACATCGCCGAAGGTGGCCAGGATCTTAAAGGTCTGTTCAAGCACCTTTCGCATGTCGAAGAAGTGAGACAACTTGACCCTAAACGCGATTCGGATCAGGAACAAATTGTAAAACAGTACCTTAGAGCTAGTCGTTATGGTACTGACGAACAGATCCAGGATCAGATAAACGAATACAAGGATAACGGTACCCTTGAGAAGAGAGCCAACCAGTTCAAACCGATGTTGGATCAGATGCAAAAGGAGATCGTTGAGTACCAGTTACAACAACAAGAGCAACTGAGAAAGCAACAGGAGCAAGTTCAAATGCAGTTCTACAGTAACGTATACAATACGCTGAAGGATAAGAATTTGAATGGTATAAAATTGAACGGCAAGATGCAGGACTTCCTTTATACAGAGCTTACTGAGCCAAAGTACACCATGCAAAATGGAGGTCGTACCAACCTATTGGGACATCTTCTAGAACGCTACCAGTACCAGGAGCCTCGTTACGATCTTGTTGCTGAAGCATTGTGGTTGCTTGCTGATCCAGAAGGATACAAAGACCAAATCATGATGTTGGGAAAGAATCAGGCTACGCAGGAAACGGTGCGTAAGCTAAAGACTGAGGAATCCCGTAAGATTTCAACGTCCGTACATGATGAGGATGAACCTCAACAACCCGCAAAACGTAAACTACCACGTCAACAAAACATATTTAAACGTTAACCAATTCACTTAAATCAACTAAATTACTATGGCAACACCAGTTTTAAACAATGGTCTATTTCTACGTGACACGCAGTACAAAGCTTCGTCCCACGTAGACTCATACCACCTTGTGAACATGCTGAGAGGAACTGAACCTATGGATATGGGTCCTGTAGATCTCTGGGCGATGGCACAAAAAGTAGAGATGCCTCTCTATCAAATGGCATCCTTCGGTGGTAAGAACACAATCCTTGTAGACAACCCTCGCGGAGAATACAAGTGGCAAACTCCTGTGGTACAGGATCTTCCTTACATCGTTGAGAACATTGAAGATTCTCAAGCAGCAGTAGGAGGAGATGGTACCTCATTCCGCATCAAATTAAACAAGCGGATCTTCGGTCACGGTGACATCATCACCTACGACAAGTACAACGGTGCTGAATTGTACATCACTGCCGATGACATCATCCCAGCTGGCGATGGTTTCATCTACACTGTGCAGATGGTGAACAATGACAACACAGCGATATTCAATCAGGACTATCTTGTCCCAGGAACCAAGTACTTCCGCAAAGGTTCTGCCCGCGGTGAGTATGGTGAGCGTTTCTCAGACATCATGGTTCAGACTGGTTTCCGTGAGTACTATAACTACGTAGGTGGCGCTGAAGCTCACGTACACTACAGCATCTCTTCTCGTGCAGAGTTGATGATGAAAGGTGGTCTTGCTGCTGATGGCACTGTTCCTGTAACTGAAATCTGGCGCATGTTCGACAAGCAGATGGATCCTTCAATCACATCTCTTGAGACCATGGTATCCAAGATGGGTAAGGAATATGTGAAGCGTGCTTATGACAATGGTACTTTGACCCGTTCATTCGTAACAGCGTTGGAAGCTGCCCACCTTACCAAGATCGCTACCGACATTGAAACCTACCTCATGTGGGGACAAGGTGGTCGCATCAAGCAAGATGGTCCAGATGATATCCGCTTGTCAGTGGGTCTTTGGAAGCAGCTTGACAACTCTTACAAGCGCATCTACAACAAAGGTCAGTTCTCTCTCGAATTGTTCCGCGCTGAGATCTTCAACTTCTACAATGGTAAGGTTGAGTTCAAAGGTCCAGATCCAAAGCGTGAGTTGATCGTACAGACTGGCATGGGTGGTATGAAGCTTGTAAACGAAGCAATTAAGAAGGAAGCAATCTCCGCTGGTCTTGTGATCAACGCTGGTCCTTCTGGAAACGGTATTGGCGCAATCACTGGACAAGGCATGGATCTGAACTTCGGATTCGCTTTCACCAGCTACACCATCCCATTCCTTGCTAACGTGAAGTTCGTACTGAACCCTGCGTTCGACAACGTACATACCAACGACATTGAAAACCCAATGATCGATGGTTACCCATTGTCTTCATACAACTTCATCATCTTCGACATCACTGACAACACCAATGACAACATCTTCTTGTTGAAGCTGTCTTGGGACAATCAGTTGAAGTGGTTCTATCAGAATGGTACCATGGATTACATGGGACGTACCCAAGGCTTCCAGTCTTCTGGACAGTTCAATGGTTACCGCGTCTACATGACTCAGACCATGCCTGCCATCTGGGTTAAGGACCCAACCAAAGTTCTTAAGATCGTTCAGAGGAATCCAATCACTGGCGGATCCTTCTAAAAGAGGTCACGAAAACGGGGGAGGGTGTCACAACTCTCCCCTTTTTTCACTATATTATAGTATAAGGACTTACAATCATGGGAATATATTCAATACCTCAAAAAAGATTTGGCTGGCAACGGTGGAACTGTAATGTTACAGGATGTGATTCATCAAGTAGTGGAGGAAGTTCTCTTCTATACACTGAGGTTCCTGTATCCTCTGCACAAATTCTTGCAATTCATGCGACACCAGTTCAATTGTTGCCTGAGCTTGCCGCAGGACAGTATTACGATAATATCAAAATGAACCTTGAGTTTACAGCAGGTGCAACTCCTTACACTGTATCTGGCAATGGAATATTTCTTGTCATTGCCAATGTCAATGGGTATTTTGATAATGGTTTTCAAGCATATTTTGATAGTCAAATTATTGAAAATCCGAAGAGTAATGTCACATTGACATCTATACATCCTATTTTTTCAAATCAATCAAGTCCTGTTCCTAGTTACATTGTCAACAAATTTAACACCACTAAAAATGTAGATGATCCTTCACTCTCAAATTATCATTTGGCGGTGTGGGGTAAGGCACCACTTGGTGCTTTCATAGATGGCGACGGAACTCTTCTTGTTAAAATCTGGTATGAGGTTCGTACTATGGGAACTGAATTATGAATAATCTTGTCTAAGAGATTTATATTTAATGAGCATATACTCTTCTGATAAACGCTTTGGTTGGCAGCTCTGGAATACTCCAGTGGAAGACCTTGGTGGTGTTCAAGGTCCTCAAGGACCACAAGGACCTACTGGACCACAAGGACCCCAGGGTGTACAAGGTGCAACTGGACCTACTGGATCTCAAGGACCTCAAGGAATACAAGGTTCTGCGGGAGCAACAGGAGCAACTGGTCCTCAGGGAATACAAGGTCTTATTGGACCTGTAGGTCCTGCAGGATTGAATTGGAGAGGAGCATGGTCATCAACAACAGCTTACATACAGGATGATGCAGTAGGATATGCGGGTGCTTCGTGGTTTTGTATCAATAGCACTCCTCCTTCTGTAACACCTCCTAATATAAATACTGCAGCTTGGGCGCTTTTAGCAGCTCAAGGTGCACCTGGTCCTCAAGGACCAATCGGAGCTACAGGACCAACTGG